ATTGGAACGAATAATTTCAATGAGTGGTTTTGACCTTCGGAGCTTTGTACCCACGGTGTGGGAACTTGTTCCGTACTCGTTCATCGTCGACTATTTTTCAAATGTCGGCGATTGTCTTATGGCACTTGGTGTCGATACGAGCGGTGTCACAGGTTTGTGGCGGACGGAGATTACGGAGTCTACGCATGAAAGTCGCGTAGTTCCGGACATCAAACGTACCGTTGCATTCCATACTGACATCAATCACAAAGACATCATTTGCACCAAGACAGACGGTCTTAGTACGAATAAATACCGTACTATATCGCGATCTGTATCTTCGATGCCTTTGCTGGTACCGAAGTTAACAGGATTGGATCTCCCCTGGAAACAATTTTCGAATCTAGGGGCCCTGATACTGGCTAAATCGTGACACAGTCATGCCGAATCCTCGGTATGGCTTAACTGTAGGGTTGTTCTATTCTCACTTGAGGTAAAACATGAAACATACCAAGCGTCGCACAACCAAGTTAGTTAAACCTTCTCGAAAGGCAAGGTCTAGTCTACTTGGAGCTCCCGTAATGAGGAGTAGCAGAAATGCTACCACTTGTTTGGAAGCTGCAGTTGAGTACCTCGAAATGGTTCAAGAGATTAGAAAGCATGAACAAAAGTTTCTTTATGCTGATCGAAATCTTGACTCACTCGATTTGGACTTTATCGTCCAAAATGTGCTCAACTATCTAAGGTGACGCGTAATATTTTCATGTCCATCTTGGGTGTGAGCAGAACTTTTCCCTTATCTTTACTATAAAGGAGGCTGCCATGGCAGTCACACTTTCGTCACCCATAACGGGTGGCGCTCAGACGGGCTTTTCCGCTCCGACGTACACGCACGTGGTCGATACGGCCCCGGACGTGAACGGCAGACAGGTATCAGTTACCGCTCTGGGAGGTACGCAGGTTGGGGTCACCGTTGGTTCGGTGGCGTCACCTTTTACGGTGACTTTCGTCAGGCCCAAGAGCTTCAAAACTCTTGCGCCTGTCGTTCCCAATACTGGGCTTCTGCCTAGCGTTCCGAAAAACTCGTGGAAGGCGATCATCCGAAAGGGTGTAACGCCTCTTGCGGGTCAGCCCGCATCGGTTATGCTCATCAAAATTGAAGTTGATGTGCCGGCCGGTGCGGATACTGCAGACGCTCCCAACATCCGTGCAGCAATGTCTGCTGCCATCGGTGCCCTGAACCAGATTTCTGCTGGTTTCGGTGACACTTTGGTGTCGGGAGTTCTGTAATCGGTTCGCTTTGAAGAAGTCCTAGCGGACTTTCAACAGAGCGTTTACATACGGAGGCTCTATGAGTTTTGCTCTAGATCTACGTACGTGCCTGTCTGATGATCTGCAAGTGCAGGAGCAAATTCTTACTTCGGATATGACTCTTGCAACCGCTAGATCGCTATGGCTCCAAAACTCATTCTGGAAGAAGTTCCAAGACGAGATTGGAGTAGACGCGGATGCTGCATGCTTGGGGCTCTTTAAACAGAGCAACGAGTTATGCGGCAACTTTGTCCTAAGTCCAGAAACGATCCGAGACGATATTGTACTGGGGGAGGTAAAATCCCTCTGGTGCGATATTGTCGGAAACGGTCCCGAGACCAACCTACGGCTATCCGATATTCTGGACAACTGTGGAATTGGACCCGGCGCGAACTTGGGGGCACGGTCGTTCAACTTCTATACGAAGATGTTCGACTCCCCCCTGACTAGCACATCAGATCAGCTATACCGGTATTACCGGTATTCGATTTTGGCTAACCCGACGTGGCTTAGCGCAGAGGTGGTGCGCGACAAGCGTCATGGGCACCAGATCGTTGCAGGTAACCGTCTTTCTTATGTTCCGAAGACGTCAGAAATATCGAGAAGTATCTGTACCGAACCTACTCTGAATATGTTTCTTCAGAAAGGAATCGGTTTTGTCCTAGAGCAGCAACTGAAGAGAAGGTTTAAGATTGACCTTTCTCAACAGCCAAAGCTCAATAGACAACTGGCGCGTCGAGGTAGTATAGATGGCTCTTTTGGAACCATCGACCTATCAAGTGCGTCAGACAGTGTGTCGCTCAAGATGCTGCGGTTAATCCTGCCAGATGAACTATTGTTCTGGTTAGAACTCGCAAGGTCACCTCATGTCATCTTCCCAGATGGCACGTCGAACGAGCTTCACATGGTTAGCTCTATGGGGAATGGTTTTACTTTCCCTTTGGAGTCACTCATTTTCTCGACCATCGTAGTAGCCTGTTACCGTACGCTTGGGATTTCTCCCAGCTACGATCATAACGGACCAACAAATTGGGCTGTTTTTGGCGACGATATCATTGTCCGAAAGGACGCTTATGATTTCGTCGTTAGGACACTCAAGATGTTTGGTTTTGTTGTGAATGACCAAAAGTCATTTAACTCAGGCTATTTCCGAGAATCTTGCGGCGGGGACTACTTTCGAGGCCATAACATTCGTGGCGTCTACTGTAAATCCCTTAAAACAAGTGCTGATGTCTACTCCGCTATAAATCGTCTGATTAGGTGGTCTACGGAGAGTGGCGTGGTTTTGACCAAAACGTTATCCATGCTGAAGAGGAAGGTAGATTATCTACCTATTCCTTTTCATGATGGTGACGCAGAGGGCATCAAAACGCCATATCCGCCGATCGGGTTACATCGGGACCGTAACGGGAGCGTAAAATATAAAGCTCTCGCCAAAGTTTCCGATTCGATCCGTATGCCTATATCAGATGACCAGCAGCTCTATTTCCGCCACTACAAACGTAGGAGGGAAACCTTCTACAATGCAAGCGGTCTTATGGTTGCCTTAGTTGGAGGAGCAATCCGGAACGGACGTGTCAGTGTTAGAAATAGCACTGATAAGTTCAAAATCCGTCACCGTGTCACGCCCTGCTGGACAACCTGGAGAACTATCGCACCCCTTAAAACACCTGAAGAAATCGAAAGGTTTCTTAAGGATAGGGATCTGCGTAACGCTCTTAGGCCATACATGCAGGATTTGGTGCCACTGTCGGTAGGGTTAACTTCCCTAGAAGGTGATTGGGAACTCACCTTCGATTTGTACTCCTAAACAGAGTATAAACCCCGTCAGTCGTGGAATACGCTAGTAATAGCGTACACGATTGACGCCCGGCAAGCTTGCTCGAAGCTGGATAGATGGAGGGGTCGTATAGACCTCTCATTTCTCATCTTCCAAAATCGAC